GTAGAACCTAATGTTAGTGCAGTGCTACCAAGAGTAACGGCTGCATTAGCTAATCTTGCTTGAGCCAATGTACCTGTTGAAACATTACTTGCATTTAATGCAGTAAGTGATGAACCATTACCTGTAAACACACCTGTATTTGCCGTAATGTTCACGCCGGTTATAGTTCCGTTAACTCCTAAACCAGTTAATGTGCCAACACTTGTAATGTTGCCTTGTGCCGCAGTAGTTACTGTACCTGCTGTTGTAGCCGCACCACTTAATGCACCCGTAAATGTTGTAGCACTAACATTGCCTGCACTGATATTACCAGTGACTGCTAAACTTGTTAGTGTACCTGTACTTGTTATGTTTGGTTGAGCCGCAGTTGTTACTGTACTTGCGGTAACAGCATTACTGGCCGCCACCCCTGTTAATAAACTACCATTACCAATAAAATAATTAGCAGAGGCTGCATTACCTAAATTTGCACTACCGGCTGCAATAAGATTTATATTTCCTGCACTAACATTTGCATTACCGGCTGAAATATATCCAGTTGTACTAATAATTAAATAATCTAAAGTACCAACACGGTTAATATTGGTTTGCTGATTAGATGCAGTAGTAAGTGTACCTATTAAGTTTGTAGCTGATAATGTGGTGGTAGTTAACAAACCATTACTTTTGTTAAAAGTTAAACTACTATTTGCATTAGCATTACCTGCATCATTAAATAATACCTGAGTATTGCTGCCTGGAATAGGAGTTAATAAAGCATCAGACCATGTCAACACACCTGATCCGTTTGTTCTTAAATAGAAATTACTACTACCGCCGGTTATAGTTACATTACCAACGGCACCTAAATTAGTTGTACCAGATACTGTTAATCCGGTTAATGTACCTAAACTTGTAATATTACCTTGTGTAGCATTAGTTACGTTGCCATTAAAGTTACCAGTAATACTACCGGTAGCATTTAATGTACCTGCTACGTTAACACCGGTACCAGTAACAACTAATATAGTATTACCATTAACAACAGTATTAACATTGCCATTAGACCCAGGAATACTTACATTACTGGTTCCGTTAACAATAGAACTACCAGCAGTAATAGTAATATTGGCAATATTACTACCGTCACCATACAAATATTGTGCTTTAACAATACCACTGTTAGCATACACATTTCCTGCAGTTATATTACCAATTACTGATGCATTTGTTAATGTACCAACACTTGTTATGTTTGGTTGTGCGGCTGTTGTTACAGTACCTGCAGTTAATGCAGTATTGGCTTGACCATATAAATTACCAATAAAATAATTAGCGTTTGCTGCATTACCTAAATTAGCATTATTACTAGTTATATCACCTGACGCAGTTAAATATCCAGTTACATTAACTCCGGTACCGGTTGCAATTATTATATTTGCATTCCCGGCAACACCTGTTACTACATTTCCACCACTACTTACAACTCTAACGTTACTTGAACCACTTAAAATCGTATTGCCTGCACTAACACTAATATTTGTTAATAACCCACCATCACCACTAAAACTAATAGCAGTAGCTATATTACCTAAATTACTATTACCTGTAACTGCTAAACTTGTTAATGTACCCACACTTGTAATGTTAGGTTGAGCGGCTGTTGTTAATGTACCGGTTACAGTAGTTGCAACTACTGCTCCTGAATTAGCATATACATTTCCTGCAGTTACATTACCCGTTACTGCTAAACTAGTTAAGGTTCCTACACTTGTAATATTTGGTTGACTATTAGAAGTTGAAGTTAATGTCCCTGTAAAATTAGCCAATCCACCAGTAGAATTGGCAGCAAAGTTGTTAGAAAAGACGTTAGCTGGATTTATATCTATTACTAAAGTTTGACTAGTTTGACTAATAATTGCTGATGTGCCACCGTTACTTCCTTGTCCGATACTTAATGTAGTAGTAGCAACTTGCACACATGCAATATTTGCAGTAACAACTACATTACCGGTTGGACTATTAACTTGTATGCCGGCGCCTGCAGATTGATTTACTGACGTAACTGATCCAGCACTAGCAGTAGTGTACAATTCATTAAAATTATTTTGTACTTTTTGGAACGCCGTTCTAATAGCATCTGCATCTGGATCATCTGGAAAAGTACCGAAATCTATATTTTGTTGGCTCATAACTATATTACCTTATTTAGTATTTATCGTTTTCTTATAAACACTATAGCCAAAAAAATACCCGACTAAAGCCGGGTACTTTTACGTACTATTAATTACTTAATACCACTTAGTTTGCGCCAATCTGTTAATAAATCAGTAGATTCTCTCATTGGGCTACCTAAACGATTTACTTGTGTAGAAACAACTGGAATCGTTGTTTGACCGGTAGATTTTTGCTTATTTAAACCACCAGAAATAACTTTAGTCATAAAGTCAATATCTGTTTCAAATGTGTCATCATCGCCATTAGCATAAGATTCGTCTAAATCTTCTTCTTCGGCATTAACTTCGTCGGCTGCATCATCGGCTGCAATAGCATCTGTACCAGCTTCGCCGCCATCGCCACCTTCTTCAAGTGGGGCATCAGTATCAGCAAAGTTTTTGCCGGCTGCTGTTGCTAGTGCGGCATCACGTGTAGCATCTGTTTGTTCTTCTTCTGCTTCGTCATTGTTGTTAGGATTGATTTCTTCTGCAACTTCATATTCACGTTGATCCATTGATTCATCTTCTTCAACTGCTTCTCCGCATGCATGACCTTCTTCCATCATACCACCGCATTCATTACATGTTTCTTCTTCACCATGCTCATGACCGTGCATTTCTTCACCGCCTTCTTCTTCATAATCACCGGACGCTTGTGCAGGACCTTGACCAGTCATCTTACGAATTAATGATAACATATCATCATGGTCATCAACTACTGCAATATCAGCTTGTGGAGCTTCACCACCGTCAACTGTCATTGGCTGACCTGCTTGCGGTTGACCTGCGTCATCACCACCAAATAAGCCTAAACCTGATTGTTTAATGATGCTTAATAATTGGTCAGCTTCACTATCTTGTGCTGAAACACTTACTGAATCAGGAGTACCTTGTTGACCTTTACTGATTGAAACTGTCATTCCTTCAGTAACTTCTTTGCCTTCTAAAATAGAATTCAATTCTTTTTCCCATGCTTCAAAAGCGAATGGACTTTCTTCAATTGAACTGCGGTCAGTAAATGTCTTACCACCAACACTAAATTTACCACCAGCTGGTGTTTTCTTCAATGCGGCTGTAAATGCATTGCCTTCATCAGCAATTTGAGGTGTATGAGCACCATAACTAGCCATATCAGCTACTTCGTTATTTGTTTCACCAACATAACCTTGAATTGGCATTTGACCATAGCACTCATCTAAGCCTTCTTTGAAGCCGTCATGATAATGTCTTGATTCTTCCATATCATCATAATTGCAATTGTATGCTTGCTTAGATAATGCGTGTGCTTTACCTGTATGGCGAGCTGCTTTTAGTTTATGTTCCATACCTTCTTTTACTTTCTTTTTGTCTGTTGCGGCTTTTTTCATTGGTTCTTTCTTGTTGCCGTCTTTGTCTAGGTCTAAGAAGTCTGGCTTAGCCGCTTCTTTTACTGTCTTTTTCTTCTCATCATACTCAATGTCTTTGGTAACTTTTTTGCCAGCCTTTTCAGCCTTAGCATCATCTTTACCTTTATGTTTCATATCGTATTCTAAGTCTTTAGTAACTTTCTTACCTGCTTTTTCAGCTTTGTCATCAGCCTTAGCACGTGCTTCACTCATTGGACTCATCAAACTATCGTTTGGTGGTTGATCGGCTTCACGTATTTTCTTTAGTTGTGCACCAGCAATACGTTTCGCTGCCTCTGCACCGTATTTAGGTGTTAGTTTGCGAACTAATGCATCAAAGCCCGTAGTAGCATTGTTGTGCTTACCCATATCTTCTTCTTGCATCTGGTCAGGCATTAGTGTCATTTCACCTTTGCCAATAGATTGTTTAATCTGTTGTGCTAGTTGTGGATTACTAACTGTACCTAAAGTCTTATTACCTTGAGCAATAACTTGTGTATTCTGTGCAGGTTGTCCGGCAACTTGTTGAGGTTGGCCTGGCATTGCTGGCTTTTGACCCATTGATGTTTGTCCGGGTTGTTTAGGCATTTGACTTGCTGGTTTGATTTGAATCTGTTCAGCTTCGTTCAATGCTTTATCTAGTGAGTCAAAATATTCCTTTAGACCTTTTTTCTTAGCTTTAGGTTCTTCGTCACCAGTACCATCATCTTTTTTATTTGCGGCATGACTTTGTGATTTACCTTTAACTACTGTAGTTTTCTTTTTATCATGTTTTGGTAATTTAACATCTTTGCCAGACTTAACACCAAATGCACTGAAGTCATACTTTTTAGTTTCACCAGAATCATCGGCATCTTTCTTAGGACGACCTTTACCTTTTTTAGCGGCAGTAGATTTAACTTTATTGCCTTCATCATCTTCATCGTCTTTACGACCGTAACCACCTGGCTCAGCAGTATGCTTTAATCCAGTTTTAGTTTTTTCTTTTGCTTCACTAAGCTGGGTCATTTTGTTCATTAAATCTAACATATTCATTTTCATATTCCTTTTATTTAGATACACTGGCGCCAGTTGCTGGCTTTGGTGGACGTGTAATTGTACTCATCGGACTCTTATCGCCTAATTTCTTATCATCCAAATATGGTTTGAATGGATCAAACGAGTTTGGTGTTTTTTGTCCTGCATAAGGGATATCAATAGTTGAACCCTTCATTTGGTCTTTGATACTAGATAGATAACTATCACCATATGCTTTATTTGCTTCTTTAGCACCAGGTTGCTCACCCATTTCTTCATGTGTAAGTATTGGGCTATCTTTCATTTCATTAGCGTAGCCTTCAGCCTCGCTATTAATGCTATCGTCATATTGACTGCTGATAACACGAACCATATTGATGTTGTATCCTAGAAGTTGAGCAATTTGCTGTATCATAGGTTCAGTAGCTGGGTATCTGAAGTCTGCTTTAATAATAGTTACAGATTGATTTGCTAAATTAGGAAATCCGTATGGATCTTTCTGTATAGGTGTTTTCACTGGATCGCTGATTCTGATCGGGTCAAACTTGTTTAGATTGTATTTAAACATATCTATAAAGTTTTTATCCACATCACCAGCAATCTTTATAGTATAGTTGTAACTTTTAAGACTTTCGGTTATGTATTGTTTTAGACTACGCATAGGTATCCTTTTTCTTATATATATTTATCTATTTATGATTTTTATTTGCATTTCGTAAAATGCTTGGGAAGTTATTGGATGCCTGATGATGCAGCCAATCTTAAAACTGCCAAAGTTAAATTACCTCTATTAGTTGAGGTTGCTGTATCATTTGCATATGTTATGCGTGTAATACTTGAACCTGCAGTTCCGCCACCAATCCATCCATAAGTATTGTCACAGGTGCTTGCGCCGACGTATCTTGCAGCTAATAGTGGGCCGCGAACAGTTGCAATGTCAGTATCGGTTGCATATGTAATTCTATCTACCGCTGAAGTTGAATTTCCACTAGCGTACCAACCATATGTTGTACTGTCAGTCACTGCACTAAGACCATATTTACCTCCGGATAATGGGCCGCGAACACTAGCAGTGGCAGTGTCTGTTGAATATGTTATTCTATCTACTATAGATTTATTATTGTTACCTCCACCAAACCAACCGTAGCTAGGAGTTCCTGTGGCTGCCAAGTTGTATCTAGCAGCCGATAGTGGACCTTTTGTTGTTGCGGTAGAAGTATCAGTTGCATAGGTAATCCTATTTACCATAGACACTGGTCCAATTTGACTGTAATAGCCGGCACCAAACCAGCCGTATGTTGAAATATCAGTTGTGGCTGCACTACCACTTCTCGGAGCACTTAATGGACCACGCACACTTGCTGTTGCTGTATCTGTCGCATATGTAATACGATCTATTGTTGAAAAATCACCAACCGCCCCGACATAACCGCCACCAAAATAGCCTGCAGTGAATGAACCAGTGGCCATAAGTTTATATTTAGCAGAACTTAATGGTCCGCGCACACTTGCTAGTGCAGTGTCTGTTGCAAAAGTCATTCTAGCAACAGTTGATAAAGGTCCAGGAACTCCTCCACCAAACCAACCTGCTGTAGCTTGCGTGGGAGGTGCCAACGTAGCTGTAAATCCTCCACCGCTAAATGTAAATGCTCCACTAAATGTTACTGACATATTTTTATTCCCATATCATTATTTATCAGACGGTTCTTTACTGGCCAACATCTTTAACAATTCGTTACGGTCTAATGCTTTACCCTCACCAACTGGCGTGTTCTCTATCTCTTCGGCTTTGCCAGCTAACTTCTGGTCTAACTGTGCTTTCTTAAGCTGTAAATCAATCATCTTTAACTTCTTATTCAATTTGGCAGTCTTTGCTGTAATAGCATGACCTAACATGTTACTAGCAACACTAAAAATCTCACTACTAAATCTACTATCAACTTGCATACCCAAATCACTTAAATCTTTAAAACTATCTACAGCCATCTGCGCTAATTCATCTAACTCATTATCACTAGCATCTAATCCACGTACTTGTGGCAATGCATTGTCAATCTTCTCTAACGCACTTAATGCATCAGTAGTTATATCACGTGCATTTTCTGGTATAGGAATATGCAAGCTGTCAATCTCATCTTGCGGTAACTCAAATAAGTCGGTTAATTTTTTCGTCATACAAGTATTTAGTTACTTGCTTCGCCCATTGTAGAAAAGGTCATCCTCAGTTATTACTCTAAAGGTATATCCATGGTGTTTACAATAGGCCATGGCTGCTTGCCATTTAGCATGATTGATTGCTACTACCATTCTGTCTTTAGCGTTAGCAACCTTACTCTCTATAAGACTCTGTTTCTTAGGCTTAATCTCAACTATCTCAGCAATATTTTTACCATGTTTGTTTTGATAAACTACAAAGAAGTCTGGGATATATGTTTTTGGTTGTCCAGTAAATGGGTTACGATAGGGTACACTTATTGCTTCACTAGCCCAATACAATACGTTTTTGTTAGTGTCACAAAAATTCATAAATGTAAGTTCCCATCCACTACGATATCGTGGAACATGTTTACCTACATATTTTTGACTATTCTTTGGGGTAAATGTACCTTGAGCATATTTTGCCATGATTATTGCACGATATTACGTGCTACTGGTTGGTTAGATTGTGGTACGGTGCTTACACCATACAAACTTGTTTTAGATTTAAAACTATTTAAGTAATATGATATAACTTGATTCATTTGTAATTTATTAGTACCTTGAATTTGTCCTAATAAATCTAATACAGGTATTCCTGTTTCTTGTGAGATTCTAAACAGAAATGCTGTAAAATTTCCTGCAATGACTTTAGTACCGCATACTGATTTGAAATATCCATTAACAATATCGTATTCATTGCCGTTAACTACCATGTTAAATGAGTAGAAATCATCAAATATTTTAACTGTTAAGTCTGTTGATGTGCGGTCATCTATAATTCTTGCCATGAGTTATCCTCCTGTACTATTTATATCAGGAGGAACTACTGCTCTACCATTTGCTTGTTGTTTTTGATTTGGGGTAGAACCGTATATTAAAGTATTAAATAACACATTTCTTCCAGTATTGTTTAATGGATTCATAAGAGCATTAGTGATACCGGCAGTTACTTCGCTCTTAATTGCTTGTTTTAAATTTATATTTTTAAGAGTATTATATGTAGCACCTGCTTTTTGTATAGCACCTAATGGGTTTATGTTTTCACCAGACAAATCTTCAATTACTCCGCCGACACCATCTACTAAACCACCTTGACCTAATATACTAGATTGACTACCTGGTCTAGTAATAGGACTAGGTGCTCTATCATAATTAGCTTCCAGGCCAAAGCCAGCAACAATATCACTAGGTTTAGTACCATCAATTGATCCTTGAAAATATTTTACAGTTTCATAATCCAATGTCATTGTATTTTCCATAGTACCATTACCTTCTGCGTAATTGTACGTGTCATGTGCAAATCTATTAATAATAGGATTAATTAGTGTGTATGCCGCATATTTGTGTTGGTTGAAACCAAATATAGTAACATTTTTAAAGAATGGAATTTTAGTTTGTCCATTACCTGCTTGTATGTTAGTATTAGGACTATCAGGTGTTTCTCCTATATAGCCCCAATTTGTATCACCGGTAATAGATTGTGAATAAATGTTTCTTGAATTGTAGTTTGTATTATTTGGACTATTAGTACTACCATTACCAGTTTGTTGTGCTTGACGACCTGATACTGATGCTACAGGGATGCTAGCATCTTTATAATAATATGTATAATAGTTATACCACATATTACGTATTAAATTTCCATTGTCATCATGGAAGTTAATATCTATGGGATCGTATTTAATTTTTGTTTGTACAATACGTTTACGATTGTACTGATTCATTGTATGTGTGTCAAAACTATAGCTTGGTAATTTTACAGATTTAACAGCTAGACCAAAGTTTGCACCTTGAGGTAATCCTACTGCATATGCACTTTGATTTATTTCAAAGTACACATGGAATAGGAATTTAAATTTAGGTGCATATTGATATGCATTGGGTCTAAAGGTCTTACTAGCGTGAGTATAATCACGCAGGTAGTCGTTGCCGAAGAATCCTGCGGCAGCGTCTGTTAGTAAGTTTTGAAAGAATCCTGCCATAGTTACCTATAACTGGATTAATTTGATCCGATACCAGTAGTAGAACCTGTAGAACCCGCTAATGAACGTGATGCCGCAATTCTACCAATTTGTGTACCAACTCCTGACTCTAACGGTGCTTGTACCGCATTGTCAAAACGTATTGATAATTGTATTGTTACTACTTCATTTGAGCTATATGCTAAGTTATTATAGTTAGCGGCTTGTAAGAAGCAACCATATACTTCCCATGTTTCTAAAACAACAGGAGTAGTATTGCCATTTCCACCATCTAAGATTTCAATGTTTGTTTGGAACTTATAATCTTGACCAGTTGCGGCTGAAGCTTGTTCAACAAAGTCCATTTGCTTCTGTAATTGTTGACCAACTAATGCAGAGACACTACCTGAAGCATCATCTCTAACATTAATAGTTAGCGGTTGCCATTCGTGTCTACCTGCCAAATACATAGTAGAGTTATAAACTGGGATGTTAATTTCACCAAAACTAACTGACGGGCGTGTTACGTCAATAACTTGCTTTGTCAATTCATTAGTAGCGGTACTAACTCCAAAGTTTAAAAAATTAACTCTAAAACGATATTGTAGTTTGGGCATTAACAAGCCCTGATTTCCGCCAGCGTTATCTGATGCTACGGTCATGTTAAATAATGATTGTGAGGCTATTGCCATTTTTTTCTCCTGTTATTAATATTTATCTTTATAAATAGATACCCCTTTCGGGGTATCATATTTTATTATTGTCCACCAAGCTCGCCTGTGTTCAATATACGAACCGGGATATAAATGAATTCAGCTGCCTTAACAGGTTCAACTGCAACATCAATCCACAATTCATTTCTATCGATTCTTGCAGGTGTATTGTTTGACTCATCGCATACTACAAGATAATCATATAGACCTCGTTTTGCAACTAAATCAACCATCAATGTTTGTACAACACCTGAAATCTGATTGCGTGTTAATGCATCATTTGGTTCAAATACAAACGGTCTTGCTGCCAATGTTAATTGTCTACGTATGTAAGCAATTAATCGTGCTACGTTAGTTCTATCTAATGCACTTGAACTATTAAAACTAGTTTTGTTACCATAATTTAACAATCCAACACCAGTAAAGAATACTAATGGGTTAATGAAGTTGATATACAACACATCACGAATACCTAAACGTGTCTTAATAGATTGCCATTCACCGGTAGTAGCATCAACATAACCAATACTTAATGCATTGTCAATTGTACCACGACGAGTACCTGCCGCCGCTAACCAAGGATAACTAATAGTATCATTACGCAAGAATGTACGCAACATCATATATGATGCCGGTACAGCAACTTGGTTGCCTGACAAATCTGTAGCTAAGCCGCTTGGATAGAACAGACCCATATATGTATCACGATTTACTAACCCTTCTTCACCTGTACTTGATGCACCGGCTTCGTTGTTGGCCCACGCTTGAATTGCAGTAGCACTATCTGGTAAACGCATTGGTGTATCACCTAGAATATAACCTGTTTGACCACGATCATTATTCAATGTAATCATACCAGGTTGTAGTTCTGGATAGTTAGGTGTTGCAATTAAGTTGAAGAAGTTATCTTCATCACGTATTGCTGTGTTAGTAGCAATTGCCGCATTCAATGATTGAACAACCATTGCACGTTGTGCTTTGCGACCCATATATGGTGCACCATTTGTTTGATTACCGCTTACTGTTACCCATGTATCAGTATATGTAGGTAATGTTTCGTCTGGGAAATCAGTACTATTAAAGTAGTCGGATCTATATTGTTTTACGTTATAACCACTACGGCGTGTGTTGAATAACAACATACCAGATGGATATAGTGTTGGACTAGGTGCATCTAAGTCAACATTATCACTTACCAATAAACTAGTAATTGTTGGGATAGGATCATCTACTGGACTAATAGTATCCTGATCATCTGACCAACGTGCATCAGCAAATACTACACCTGTACTACTAGTTTGATCTGTGTTATTTATTAACACCCACTGATCGGTACCTGATACTGCTTGCCAACGACTAATTACTGGATAGTTTTCTAAATCACTAGTGTTAATCCATATATCACCATATTCTAATGGTGTTCCATCACTTTGTGTAGAGGGAACGCTTGCACTTATGATAGGACCATTTGGGTCAGTTACATTAGTACCACTTGGTAATGGAAAACCGTTACTATCATAATCTTTATTACCATAGCCATACCATGCGCCCTCGTAATTAACCATAATATCAACTTGGTCAACTACACTGTAGAACCAATTTGTATCATTAGCAGGAGCTATATTTGGCTCACCTTCATTGGCAATATATGTAAATTCAACCCAGTTACTTAGTTGTGTGGTAAAGTTTGATGGTGGAGTACCTGATATAAATGTACATGATGTTGCTACTCCAGCAGATACTGATGTTATTTTAACAACTAAATCATTTGCAGGAGTAGCTCCGCCTAAACTAGTACCTAATATAGTAACAGTATCATTTACAGCATAACCGGTGCCGCCAGCTTGAACTCCATTACCTGTGACAACATAGGCAACTGCGGCTGAAATACTAATATTAAATGTAGCACTGGTCCCGCTACCTGAACTAGATCCTTGTGCCACTCCAGTAAATGAATTAAAAGATGCTGGTCCGTACTTTACACCAGTTGTTGTATTAATTTCAAATCCAGCTTCCGCTATTAAACCATTAGATACATTGATATTTGTAAATGCACTATTTACAAAATCACTTAATACAATTTCGCCACCGGTAGTATGTGTTAATTGTATAGCACCATCAGTAGTTACACTTGCTGTTGTATACGGTATACCAGCGGCTGCCCAGGCTGTAACAAAATCTATGGCATCAGTATTATCTACTAGCGTAAAATTATAGGCTGAACTTAATACGGAACTTCCAGGTGTTGATACATACACATTCATATAATATGGTCCAGCAGTAAAGTTAGGTGTTGTATTAGAACCAGTAACTACTGTTGGACCTGTTGCTATTCTTTCCCACATGTAAAAGGGAGCAACACTTGCTGGGTTTGTTAGTGTAAGATTATATGCATATTGTCCATATACTGTACCGGCCGGAATTGCTTGTCCACCGGTAGCATCTAAGTTATTAGTTGCTACCCAATCACTTATTGCTAATGATACATTTTTAGCTTGGAATGTTTGTGTTGCACCATTAAATACAGATAATACTGGATTTAAACCAGTACCGGCTGAACCAACTTTAATCCATACTGAACCTGTTGGTCTAGGAGTACTTTGATTACTACCCCATAATGGCATTTGAGCACTTGTGCCATATCCAATTGTCGGTTGATTATATGTTCCCGCGGGAATACCTATATCACTAAGTACTGTTCCAGTACCAGCTGCAATAACAAGACTTGATGTTTCGGAAATACTACGTTGATTACTAAATAAACATAATTTACCACTACGTACTGCGGCAGATAATCCGTTCCATCCTAAATTATTAATAGCGGCAGCAACTCCTGCTACAGTATTATTAGTTGATGCAGGAACTGTAATAGTTGCTGTTACTCCTGTTAAACCTGACAAATTAATTGTAAATGTATTAGCGGCTGTTAGTGTTGGATTAGAATTTGTTCCTTGAACAGTAGGTGTGTCTAATCTCCAATCACTGGCACCTACTATTGCCCAAACATTAGCTGTTGTTTTATACCAATATGTTCTACTAGTGCCATTGACCGGAGTTGTAATTTGAATAGCATTTACTGCATAATCACCAATATTTCCAATACTGCTATTTGGTACACCAGCAGTTAAATCATCCGCATTTGTAATAACAATCGGAGTTTGTAGTGTAAATTGTGTGGTGGTCTGATTAAATTCATATATACCCCATGTGCTTGTAGTAGTATCTAACCAATAGGTACCATTGTCTGGATTGCCAGTTGGACGACCTGTTTGACCTACTAAACTAGCTAGGTCAATATCAGCACGTAAAACATAACAACGATTTGTTACACCTAATGTACTATAGGCTGCTAGTAAACCATATTCATTTAACTCATAACCCTGTATCGGTGTGCCATTTGTCGTTGTATAGAAGAATGGACTACCATATAAGTTTACTAAGTCTCGTTGACTTGTTACTTGGAATAGTTTATTTGCGTTAGCTGCCGTTGTTGCGGCTGCTACACCTGTTCCAGATGCATCAGCTTTGTTTTGTGCTGTTGCTAATAGAATAAGCGGGACTGAATTCGTTGGGGCTGGAAGATATTGACTTTGGTCAATGATTGTTACTTCTACGCCTGGAGATGTTAATGCCATTTTATATTTCCTTTATGTAAAATTTTAAGGTTTACTACCTGTTTGCATATTAATATTTATCAAATACCTTTAAAAAGACATAGTTACCGTGCCTTTGAAGGTTTCCAGAGTAAATACACAATGAGACCTATATGCAATACTTGTGGAAAGAATCACTGTGCCGTTAACTACAACCGGCTAGGTATAACACACTATAGAAGCATGTGCGATGAGTGCGGAAGAAAGAAAAATAAACTTAAACCTAGAAATCCTAAATGGAAAACTAAAGGTTATAAGAAAAAAGCCGCATGTGATTTATGCGGCTTCAAGAGTATATTCACTAGTCAAATTACCGTCTTTCATATTGATGGTAATCTAGACAACGCAGAAATGTCTAATCTACGTAGTATCTGTCTTAACTGTGTAGAAGTAGTAAAAAAGAAAGAAGTTACTTGGAAACGAGGGGACTTACAAGTTGACCACTGAGTTCACTTGCTTATGTAACTCATCTATTGAACCATTGTTGTCAATATAATAATCATACAATAAACCAACACTACTATATTCACTCGCATGGACAGCATAGTTTCCTAACTCTACCATAGCTTTCAATTTTTGTTCACTACCTTCAGGTTCATTATTGTAATCAACTGCCGCACTATACCAGACAGGACGTTCACCCCTGTTAACACGCATCGTGATACCACCTACACTTTTAATAGAGTTAACTTCATTGACAAAACGACAGTCGGTAATCACAATGTTTTCATCTGTTTGGCGTAGTTTGTTCTCTACACTTGCTACCCAAATATCTTTATGAAACCCATTACGACAGACTTCTGTCCCCCAATATTGTAATATCCATCGTGGGGTGATTTCCATACCTAGTCGGTCACTCCACCATTGGTCTTTTTGTTCTCGCCAAGCACGACTGGTTTTAGTAGAACCTTCTAAGTATTCTCTATTCCAACCAAAGACGGCTGCTACTGCGTCTTTTAATGATGCCGCAAAACTAACACGTTTGAACCCGTGAAATGTGCAAAGATAGTCAGCAATTGTGTCCTTGCCGCTACCGATCAATCCTGTAACTCCAATAATCATATGGTAACTCCTGTAATACATATTGTACTACAGGAGAATTGTAATGTAAACTGTTTAGGTTATCCTTAATTATATTATTTACCACTATCAGAGTTAACTAACTTGATGTTAGATATTTGCTTTTGTGGGTAAAAACAAACGCCTTGTCTAAACCCATAATCAACAGAATGTGGGGTATATATAACCCCGTCATACCCAGCTGCCTTTATCTTTGGAAGAGAGTCTGTAGCATGACCTTCGTACCCTGCTTTCTGATCTAGCACGACATAAGGATTTTTCAAAGTTATCTTTATTTTGTAAAGATAGTTTCCTTCCCATGTGTATCTATCATCACTGAAATAAAATTCGTCTGTTGGGAGAATTCTTTTTATTTTTGAATCGGAAGAATGGTAGGCAGTAAAGGTAATTGGCTTACCAAATTTGAAGGAATCAAAATTGCCTTCCGCTACACCTTGCTTACTTTGAGCAACTGCAACATAAGCAGGACCCGTGTAACCATCTGGAAATTTATGAAAGTGCTGAATAGTTCTATGCCAACCTTCTAATAGTTCGTATCCGTCAGGTCTTTTAATTAGTATCACCGGTTCACTTCTAACACCGCCTTGTTTTTGTGCTAACTGTGCTTGTGTAGCATGTCTTTCAGAATCTCTGGGAACGTCCATTCCCATATCGCTAAGTCCGCCGGCTCGACCTTGGAGTTTTCTTAAAGTATGAGTAGTCCACATATTATCCATAGTAAACTTCATGTTAGGAACAAATTGCCATTGAGTGTTTCTATTTAAACCCTCACGATTTAGCATAGTCAATAATCTGCGTTTAGGATTTTCATCATTATAACGACCAAATCCCTGATAGAGCCAATCTTTAACAATATATTCAGGCCAGGTAGGAACAATACTTTTGATGTATTGATACATTCTGTTTCTAGCTTCTGTTAAAAATTCAATTGCTCTCATTTAGCCTTGTACCCAAGTCAACGGTTGACTATAATCCACATAACGTTTTAGTTCTTCAATGAGTTCTTGTTGAAGTTGTTTACTTTCAGCCTTCATTGCCGCACCATTTAAACTTGTGCCACCACCCGGGCCTGCAATGCTAGCAAACTTCTCACGTGCTTCACCAATGATACCTTTTAATACAGCAAATACCCAATCACCAATCCATACACCAGCACCTGGATCTTGTAACAATACCTCTTGTGTTCTTTGTACATCTGCCCAAATCAATATACGTTCACCGGAACCTTTTGGATCACGTACAATACGTAATACTTTGGTTACTGGATCAAATGTATAAACAACATATCCACCAAACATACGTGCGGCTAATTCAACATAACCGGCATAGAAGTCATATGTTGCCATACCACCTGCATAGTTATAGTTTAGCAAATATGTATTAAGAATAGCTGAACTGAATGGATCAAAACTACTAGAACTTGGCCCTGTTTCTAGACCAACTGTTCTACGATATAAACATCTGACGTTAATGAATTCTTGTGGTAGAGTATATGTATCAACATTCTTTTCTATTGTAAAAAGAGTATAGGATTCTGCCGTAGCGTTTTGTGCTCTTTGACGATATACTTTGATAGCGTAGTTATATGCAGCCTCATAGTGTTGAGGGTCTAGTTCCAAGTCAATGATACCATCTCCTAGACGATATCTAACGTTTTGGAATAGTGCCTGTTTTAGTTCATCTAGTGTTAAACCAGATGGCGTAGATAGTATATTTGCAGTAGCTGATATTGTCATAGTTGTTTACCTGTATAATGTATTTATCAGGTTACGCCATAGAGACTGTTTATTGTAAACCTGAGCTTGCAGCCAAATAAGTTCTTGCAGAACTCAACGGGCCACGTTCAGTTGCAGTTGCGGTATCAGTTGCATATGTAATACGGTCTACTGTTGTTTTCTGTCCCGGAGATGGAGAATTGTATCCACCACCAAACCATCCATATGTATCACTATCGGTTGATGCCGCTAGACCTATTCTAGCTGAACTTAATGGTCCGCGAGTACTAGCTGTTGTTGTATCATTAGCATAATCAATACGATCTACACTACTAAAAAAAGGAGTACCAGGGTTATAGCCAGCTCCAAACCATCCATAACTAGGGGTACCGGTTGCAGCCAATCTTTGTCTAGCTAAACTTAATGGACCCTTTACACTTGCAGTAGCAGTGTCTGTTGCATATGTTATTCTATTAACTGTTGACGATGTTCCGCTAGAGCTTTCTCCTCCGCCAAACCAACCATCAGTTGTATTACCGGCCGCAGCCATTCCAAAGAATATGCTTGATAGTCTCCCTCTAGAAGTACCGGTGTCAGTATCTGTTGCATACGTTATTCTAGATACAGTAGATACCTTTACGTTTGAAAAGCCATCAAAGTCTAATCCTCCTCCAAACCAACCATATGTAGTATTTCCTGTTGCGGCAATATAATATGCTCTATAACTTAGTGGACCGCGATTACTTGCAGTGTTAGTGTCTGTTGCATATGTTATGCGTGACACCATAGATAAGGGAGACCCAATTTTACCTCCAGCATACCACCCATAATTAAGATCACTGGTAGCGCCTTGAGCATATCGCACTCCATCTAATGGACCTCGTACTGTTGCTGTTGCTGTATCTGTTGCATATGTTATACGTTGAACAATAGAAGCTTGACCGCCAGCACCACCTCCACCTGCAAACCAAGCCGCTGTTGGAGTTGCAGGTGGAGCGGCAGTTATCCCTACTCCACCACCAAATGATATTCCACCTGTTATCGTTATTGACATAATTGTTACCTTTAGATACGTATATTGTATTTATCGGGAGACACTAACATTATGATTAACCGTAGGCTGCGCCTGCTTGGCCACTTCTATCAGTTCCTACACCTGCTGTGTCACTTGCAACAACCCCTGTATTACTTATCAAGTTAGTTACATATCCACCGGATCCAGATCCTAATATAGCTTTGTCATTGCCATAAACTGCAGCCGGTGCTTGGAATCTACCGGTAGCTACAGTTGCTGTATCAGTAGCAACTACTCCGGTATTACTTACTAGATTAGTTATTGATTTATAACCTCCGGTACTTCCATTATATCCAAGTGCAAACATAGCTTTGTCATTACCATAACCGGTAGCTGATGGATCATTTCTAGGAGAACCAACACCCGTTGTGTCACTAGCAACAACACCGGTGTTTGATACTTTGTTAGTTATACTTGTATAACCTTCACCAACATTACCAAATCCATATCCAAATATAGCTTTATCTGTTCCATATCCTGCGGCGGCTAATGCAAATCTAGCATAACCAACACCTGTAGTATCACCTGCAACAACACCGGTGTTTGATACTAGGTTAGTAATTGATACAAAGGGAGGGTTAAAGTCAAGCCATCCATAACCAAATATAGCCTTATCAGTGCCATAACATGCGGCTGCTAAATTACTTCTACGAGTGCCAACCCCTGTAGTATCTGTAGCTACAACACCTGTATTTGATACTTTGTTGGTCATTGCTACTACTCCAGAAAGTCCTGCGTTAGTAGTTCCATATCCAAATATAGCTTTATCTGTTCCATATCCTGCGGCTGCAAGAGTGCCTCTGCCGGTACCCACACCTGTTACGTCATTTCCAACTATCCCGGTGTTTGATACTAAATTGGTCATTGATAATCCAATCCACGCTCCTGAGTAGGTTAGACCGTATCCAAATATAGCCTTATTCCCTTGAGGTGGTTCAGGTGTTATTGCAACCCCAGCACCAAATGTTATTCCTGCTCCGATATCCATAATATGTTAACCTTTAACATATTTATCAGATATCACCTTCTTTACGGTTTTCACTGTAAAACGCATCAAAACTTCCACCGGGATATCTACTCTCTAACTTACGAACATTCTCTGCAATAACTTCATTTGGATCTAAATTCAACGCACGACAAGCATTAATCCAATACCACATAACATCACCCAACTCACGCTTTAAATGAAACACCTCTGCTTCTGTCAGTGGTTTGCCCTGAAAAAACATCTTCTTGGGCACTTCAATAAATTCTCCACATTCAGCCGCTAATCCAAGACAAGCTGTAAGTAAAAGTGGTACATTGATATCAGGACCATGTACACCATCACCAATGTAATTACCATCAAGTTCATCACACCGGTCCATGAATGTAGTCAAGTCATTGCTTGCCTTGCTGGTTACAGCTTCTACAAAATCTTTGTATTTGTTTAAATCAATATTACTCATTAAAATGCTTTCAAAATAATCATTTGGTCATTAAACCTACCATTAGGTGTTGTACTAACTGCTTTAATATCTTTAAAATACTTACGTGCGGCCGGCTTACTACCCATAACTTCTTTAATCTGTTCACTAGGTTTACGTAATGTCTTTACTTCACTCTGTACGGTATCAAATCCCAACAACGTGCTACCTTTAACTGTAAAGGTTTTACTATAGTCATCGGCAATGTAATGATGTAACTTACGTTTGGCAGTGTCATAGGCCCAAGCTTCACTTGCACCATGAAGCTTGATAGGACTGATACTTAACAAATCAAGTTTACTTGCAGTATCTTTGAATGTTTTAAGATACTTAAGTTTTGCTACAATCTTCTCCACAGGTACCGCCTTACGTGCCCTAGGAGCTTTTGCGGCTTTCTTAACACTAATGTAACTGTTCAAATCACTAATAACCAACTCAATAAACTTCACAATATTTTTTAATTGTGTTTTTGTTAGATGTTGATAACCCTGTACTAATTGACTATCTGTACCTTTCAATACTTCTTCAATTTCGTTCAGTTTCTTTTTCCATACATCGGTTAACAAACTGATATGTTGTGGCATTACATTCTTTTTAGCCACTTCATCAATTGGTCGTAATGTATGTTTAGATCCGGCACCTGATGTAATATATTCATCAAACAATCCTTCAAGTTCACCACCGGCTTCACGTGCTTTATCTTTTAAGATTTCCTGAATGTTAGGTCTTGCGGGAGTATCAGGTGCGCCTGTTGCTGATTGTTCAATAATTTGTGGCTTATGTATTGTTTCAAGCAAACGTTTGATTTCGTTTTGTAGTGTATCTGATTCGGTTTCAGATAGTTCTAGTCCACGTAATTCCATACGTGCTAACCAAGCTAGTGTGTTGATACATTCTTTCTCATCAATCTTACGCATGATTTTAGCCTCTTGTGGGCGTTCACGTAGGTCTAAGTATTGTGATAAGAATTCTTTAGCATCTTTTTTACCATAGAAGCGACCATACCATGTGAAACTACGCATAAGTGCGACTCGGCGTCTATCTGGATCGGGTTGTACGGCAAACATAGGTTCAGGACCTAAATATTCAGTGTCCGGGTCTCTGGGGTTAAGTGTCTTAACCTGTGAATAATCACTAGCTTTAATGATTTTACTTGCGGGTTTACGTGTTGCCATTAAGTTCTCCTAATTTTATAGCGCATTTGTGTATTATAGCATATGTTCCATTTGTTGTCAACCGTGAGATTGACCCATTTTCTTATTCTATTTACTGAACAGTACATAAACGATAAATAATAGATATGCCTAGACTCTCATTATATCACCCCACGAAATCAAATGATTACCGTTTCTTTGATAAAACAATATCAGAGATGTTTACTGTTGGCGCCACTGATTTATATATTCACAAATACTTAGGACCAACAGATCAGGGTGCGAGTATTGACTATACACAGCCACAATATGATTCATTAAATCCAACCAATATACAAGATTTATTATTTTTAGAGAATAGAGATAGAACGTATGATCCTAATATTTATAGATTACGTGGTCATTATAATGTACAGAATTTAGATTTTGATTTAAGTCAATTTGGATTATTCTTAAACAATGACATTATCTTTATTACTGTTCATTATAACGATATGATTGATTTAGTTGGTCGTAAGTTAATGGTTGGTGATGTATTAGAATTACCTCACTTATTAGATTATAATCCATTAAAAGAAACTATACCAGTTGCATTAAAAAGATTTTATCAGATTACTGATGGTAATTTTGCTAGTGAAGGATTTAGTCCTACATGGTATCCGCATTTATGGCGTATTAAATGTGAACCATTAGTTGATAGTGAAGAATTTAGTCAGATATTATCTGAACCAATTAATCAAGATAATTACCTTGGATTATGGGATAGTAATAAAGTATATCCAGCTGGTTATAGTATTACATTTGGTGATAAGAATTATATATCTAAACAAGAAGTACCAATTGGTATTGTACCACCTAATACAGTATATTGGGAACTTGATCCTAATCAAAATCTCAAAGATATTCTTGCTACATATAATAAAAATCTACAAATCAATAATGCTATACTTGAAGAAGCTGACAGATTAGTACCTAAGTCAGGTTATGATAGAACTAATTTATATATTGTTCCTACATATGGTGTATATGAAAGTGATACTCAATTATCAGGTAAATATAATCAACCTGCTCCACCTATAAATGTTTTAGCTAACAATAATGGAGCTCCTGTTGTTGCAACTGGTGTGGTAGCAATAGTTCGTAGTCCTGCTTACAAAAATGCAAGTCCTATATTACGTATACCTAAAACAACTGTACAAAGTATTTGGGATATGTCAGCAGACATGACATTTGATCCTTTAAGGGTTGCAAGACAGATAAACTTAGAGACAGCTACTATTGCACCAACACTAATTGGCAATGGTTCAGGAGCAGTTGAAGGTGAGATAGTATTAACAGCATTGCCAACAGGGCCTATTACAGGACCATATGGTACATCAGATAATACATATGCTTTCGCCGATCAAAACCCAGAAGCTCCAAACTTTACAGGAACAGAACCATACGGTCCAGATACTATGGACTATCGAGCAGATACTGATCCACGATTCCAATTCATTGCTCGTAGTAGTCCAAGAAGCTTTGGCTATACAACTGGCTATTTAGATGGCACTGCAGAAGCACCAAATGGATTCCCAACAGGGGCAGGAATTGCTTTCCCGCAAAATCCAGAAGTGGGTGCATACTTCTTACGTACAGATTATCTACCGCAAATTCTCTATCGTTGGGATGGTAGAATATGGGTTCGTATATCTAAAAATGTCAGAACGCCTACAGGATTCACTGAAACAGATTTGTCACAACAATCTAGCTTCATAAATAATAGTAATGTAACAATAACAACTGATGGTACAAGTATACCACAGAAACAAGCATTGTCAACTATTTTGACAATAGCACCAGATCCAATTCCACCGGTAATATAATATATGGCAGCTTTCTTTTATGATAATCAGGTCCGCAGATTTCTAATTCAATTTGGAAAAATCTTTAGTAATTGGTATGTTACTAAAGGTAAAGACCCGGCAGGTAATGAAATACTTGTTCGTGTACCAATTATGTATGGTGATTCAAGTAGACAAGCAAGTACTATTATTGCTAACAATAGTGCTAGCAATTTACCTAGCGCACCGTTAATCACTTATTATATTACTGCTTTAGAATACGATCAACGTAGAACACAAGATCCTACATTCATTGACAAGATACAAGTTCGTCAACGTAGTTACAATACAGAAACTCAAAGTTATGAAACAGTGCAAGGGCAAGCATTTACTGTTGAAAGATTGATGCCTGTACCTTATACATTAAGAATGACTGTAGATTTGTGGACAACTAATTATAATCAAAAATTACAATTGATTGAACAATTAGGTACACTATTCAATCCTTCATTAGAAATACAAAGTACTGATAACTTTATTGATTGGACTTCACTATCAGTTGTTTACCAAGATGGTTTAACCTTCAGCAGTCGTAGCATACCACAAGGTACAGGTAATCCTATTGATGTAATGAGTTGGAAATTCTATATGCCTATATGGATTAGCAATGCGGCTAAACTTAAAAAGATGGGTGTTATTGAAAAGATTATAGCAAGTATATTCTCTGGTAAAGCACTAGATGATATACAGAATGATGATTTATTATTAGGTACACGACAAAAGATTACTCCATATGGATACAAGTTACTATTGATAGGTAATAGTTTACAATTATTACCAGCTAATCAAGATTTTTATCCAAGCAATGAGGATTTAGATTTACCACCTAACCCTAATACAAGTTTGTATTGGTCAAGTCTATTGAATGTATACGGAACTGTAAGACCGGGTATTAGTCAGATATGGTTACAGAATCCTTTTATGGACACTGAGATTGTAGGTACTATTGTGCCTGACCCAGTAGATGATAGATTATTGATATATGATATTGACCCAGATACCCTGCCTCAAAATACATTGGATCCTGTAGACAGCGTGATTAACCCATTAGTCACAGGACCAAATGCAGGGTTACCTCCCGCAGAAAATGGAATGCGTTACTTAATAGTAGACAACATAGGTAGCGAAGGTGATACTACTATCGCATGGGGTAATGTAGTAGCATATGCCAATGATATTATTGAATATGATAGTTCTATGGGAGAATGGTTTGTATCATTTGATAGTGCCCAAGCTACTACAGTTGAATATGTTACCAATTTGACAACTAGCATACAGTATCGCTATGTTAATACCGAAGGTGCATGGATGAAATCTTGGGAAGGCTGGTACGACCAGGGTGATTATAGTATTGTAATCTAATTTACTTTATGCTATAATATGTTAGCATATGAATAATATCTCAGCAGGCGTTTTCTTTTACGCTAAAAATACACAACGATTCCTATACTTACTTAGAACGGATAATAAAAATCCGGGCAATTGGGGAATACCAGGTGGTAAAATAGAAAATGGTGAAACGTTACTTGTAGGTATTGAAAGAGAATGTACTGAAGAAATTGGGTACTTCCCAGATCATGCAAAACTAGTACCAATACAAAAGTTTGTTAATAATACATTCACATATCATACGTTTTTTTGCAAGATAGATGAAGAATTCATTCCAGTATTAAATTATGAACATTGTGGGTATGCTTGGGTAGGTGATAATCAATATCCTAAGCCATTGCATCCTGGGTTATTTAGTACAGTAAACTTTGATGTTGTACAGAAGAAATTAAAATCACTTACAAAAAAAGAGACCTAAGTCTCTTTTTTTATTTTAGCAATTTTGCTATTGTATCAAATCCCAGTGATCCTATTACAACTCCGGCGCCCATCATCATCCATCGCCACTTTTCTAAAGCAGAGATTTTTTCAGACATTGCCTGATGTGCTGAAGAACTAGCGTCCTTCATGCCCTTTAACATCACTCTAGTATCATCGTTGTTTTTTACCATTTCAACGTGTATATCTCTGATATCCGTTTTTATTTCACGAATATCATCGGTGATGTTTTGAACTTCTACCTGAAGAACTGCAATTTCGGTTTCAGTTTTTGGCATTTTAATAGTTCTACCGGTTGCCATGATTAAGCACTAGCAATTACTACGATCGGATTAGGTTGACCGTTAGCCGCATTAGCAGCCGCCGCAGTATTGAATGTAGCAATAATGTCAGGGTTAACACTATATGCAACAGCAGTACCTGTACCAGATCCTGAGGCAGTAGCAGTGAATGTAATACCTGTCATATTAGCCATTGCACCAACTGCTGTCCAGTTTGTTGTACCTGCACTGTAAATTGTGTAAACAGTACCTGCTGATAATGAACCGGCTGCAACTTGTGTTGGGAACACTTCAGAGTTATAGTCATTAATACTTGAAACATATGCTGTAGCAGAGGCTGCATCAGTAGACAAGATGTTCATTGTATTTGGTGTCAACGCTGTATTTGCAACGTTAGCAGTATAGCATTGTGCTGTTAAACCAGTTGTGCCGCCTGTTACTAGATATTTTGTTTTGCCTTTTTGACGAACAATAAAGCCAGCTTCATCATTTGCATAAACAAATGCGGCTCCAGTTGAAGCTACGGCTGCATTTGCAACTAATTCAACTACATCTTGTTGTGCGTCTGGTGTACCAGTAGCACTTGACAAGTCAACTTCAGCACCGCCCAATGTTGTAGAAACAGTAAATGCGGCGGCGTTTGCGATTGCTTTGACAAAGTAAACTTGACCAGAAACTAGACCACCTAAGTTAGCAGTAAATCTTACTGTTCCGTTGGCTAATAATGTTTGAGCATTACCTGAAGTACCAATGATGTTACCTGTATTTTGTGTATTAGCAACCGCAACTGTTGTTAATCCTGGAACTGTGTTTGCAAAACCTATACTAGTGTAGTCTGTGCTACCATTAATGTTTGCGCTTGCTACCTGAATAGCAGAACCAACACTTAATGTATTAGCTAAATCAGTACCAATACCAGTTACATATGCAGTATTTGTAGCAGAATACAATGTACCTGTACCATTAATACCAATAGCAACACGTGTTAAGACTTGTTTACCAACAATACTAGTATTGCCACCAACTACACCGTATGTGTTAGCGTTAGTTGCAGGGAAGCCTGCACCACCGACTGGATTATTGAAGTAAGCATCAACTACACCAACTGACATACTAACTGTTTGACTACTTGTGTCAGTTAATGTTGCCATAACTTGTGGTTGAACACTTAAATCTGTAGCAGATACATCAAATGTAGTGTTTGATAGTATTGAATTTATAAAATATGTAACACCTGCGGTTAGACCACCGACTGTAGTGGCTACTTGGAATGGCATTCCTTTAGCTACACCAACAGTTGGCGATGTTGTTAGATTTCCACCTGATATTGTAACGATACTGCCTGTAGCGGCTGTATCAGTAATTGTTAAGACTGCTTGAGCCTTTGCGATTTTTAGAGGACGTCCCATTTGATTTTCCTTTATAAAATTAGCGGGTTCTAGCCGCTACGCAGTGGGTAACTGCATAAACTTGCAGAATGCAAGTGTATTATATATTTATCTAAAAACTGTATTATTGAGTACCTGTATTGGCATGTGGTGCACCAAGTTCAGTAATACTGAATTCAGATCCTGCGCCGCTACCAGTAGTAAGAAACGCTACTACATTGCCTTGACCGCAATAAACACTATTGTAGGAGTCATTAGCAGAAAAAATTGCTGACTGCTGTGTAGCAATTGCATAAGGAACTCCCGCATTGTTGAAAGTGTATGCAACATTTGATAGTGCTACACTTGCATTAGATGTTAGTGTTAAACTAGTAGCATTTGCAATACTTGATATAATTCCTACGGTTGTTCCGGTTGTGTTACCTATCCAAGCACCAACTGACAGTTGAGTATTAAATGCTGTCCCAACACCAGTGACTGTTGCACTGTTAGTTGCTGCCGTTGCTGTACCAGTACCAGCTACTCTAGGATAACCTGTCACAAGGTGAACACCTACACCCGTAGTTGATATTCTAATCTTGTCCGTAGCAATATTTGCTGATTGTTGTGATACTGCATTGCCTGTATATACGTATGATGCCATTTTATTTTTCCTATTATTTTAAAGTCTTCCGACTGCTACTTCAATGATACCTTCTATACCATCAAAATTTTCTAATGATTTGCCAATTACTGAACCAATATATGGGTGAACCATTGGTCTAGCATAACCTTCGCCGGCACTTACTAGCATGTCACCTTTGCGTACAGTTCCACGAACTTTACATGGCACACGTCCTTGCAATGCTAATGCTACAATATAATCACCTTTACATTGTGAATTCATCACATAAGCTGGATTAGTTGATACTACACCTGCTACCCTTGTTGTGCCATCTTCCGCTATTGTAACTTCTTTGAATCCACCAAATTCTACTACAGTTCCAGATTCGTATGGTTTATCTGCTTCATAATATTCTGCTAAGTCGGCGTATGTAGCATTCAATCTTGAACCAGAACTCAATGACCAGTTACCAGTAATTGTACCTACTGTTACATTGGAACCGGCTGTTAACGTTGTGGCTCCTACTGTACCAGTAAATGTAGGTAAATAACTTGCTACATTGCTATTACTATATGCACCCGAAAAACTAATAGCTACCCCATTAGCATAATAATAATTGTCTGTTTTAATTCCGCCGGTTGTAACGTTAGCACTAACAGTAACACTTGTTAATGTACCAACACTTGTAATATTTGGTTGCGCCGCAGTTGTAACAGTACCTGCAGTTGTCGCACTACCTGCAGTTGTTGCATAAGTTGCATTGGCTACAGTACCGGTTACATTAGCACCGGGAATAGATGTTAATCCAGTAGCCGCGCCATAATGTGTACCAGTTACATTTGCACCACTGATGTTGCCGGTAACTGCTAATGATGTTAATGTGCCAACACTTGTAATATTTGGTTGTGCCGCAGTTGTTACAGTACCTGCAGTTACAGCATATGTTGCATTAGCTACAGTACCGGTTACATTAGCACCGGGTATTGAAGTTAACCCAGTAGCTGCGCCATAATGTGTACCAGTTACATTTGCACCACTGATGTTGCCGGTAACTGCTAATGATGTTAATGTGCCAACGGATGTAATATTTGGTTGTGCGGCTGTTGTTAATGTACCGGTTAATAATGTACCCGACACATTACCTGCAGTTACATTTCCTGGAATAGCAACTGCACCTGTAATTTTATTGAATGTAAATCCAGCATTACCTTGAATTACATTATTATCGTTAAATTGAATTGTTGTGTTGCTTCCGCCGGCAGCGGCTGCCCCGCCACCTGATGAAATTACAGAAGTAGCTATACCTGTATTTGCAGTAGCAGTTAGTGTAGTAGTATTCAAACCAGCAGTCAAACTTGCATCAGTATATAAGCCTACGTTACCTGTTGTTGCAAAGTCTACTGCTAGTTCTACATAGAATGTTTGACCATTGACAACATTGTTTGCGTTTGCACCTAAAACACCTGATATAGTAACTGATTGGCCGTTAGTATACGGTGTTGTATTTGCAACTGTCATGATACCAGTACTGGCACTAGAAATTGCGACAATTTCGGTATATAATGTTCCTTTAGGAGTCCAAGATAAATTACCCAACCCATCAGTTTCTAAAACATATCCAATAGCACCACCTGTAATAGTGATATTAGAAACACTTCCTAAATTGATTTCACCGCCAGTTGTTCCGCCTTTATTAACCCAATTGGTTCCGTCATAGCTTAATACTTCACCATTACTGGCTGCAGAAATATTTAAATTGCCCTCACTACCGTTAATTTGACTAAAGGTAATATTTGAATATGCTGTTAATACTTCAACATTTTCATTTGGATTGGGTGTTGTAGTGCCTATAAAAAGACGTTTAGCGTCATTTGCCCAGCCAAGCTGTGCTTCGTCTAACTGTGGCAGGTCTACAAGGTTACCTGAACGCTGTTGGATTTTAGATATCTGTATAATGGCCATAAGTGTAATTCTTTGAAGATTTACACTTATTTATCATTATTTCTTATAGAAAGCTCATGTAATATTTTTCAACACGCTTAAACCAGATATCTGTGTACTTGTCAAACTCAGAGCCTTCTAAAATGAATTCTTGATATTCATTTGCGGCAGAACACATAAAAATAACACCCTTACGGATAGTTGTGCCATGAACTTCATTATGTGCATTAGCATAAGCCGCTAATTGAACAAAATAATCTTCAATCCACTCACGTTTTTTAGGTTTATTTGTTTGCTTATGATCCATGATAGCTTCATCACCATCATGAACACCTGCTAGGTCTGTCGTCCCTGCATAAATTTTTGGATAATACAAAGGAACTTCTGTACCCCACCATTCACTACATTTAACAAGACCTTCATTAATGATTGATTGGGCCATTTTATGGCTTTGCAAGCTATACGGATTGCTTCCGGGCTCATTGAGTACTCCTGTCTTAATGTAATCTTCAAGCCACTTGTGCATTCGTGTTCCACGGCCTGCGGCTTCTGTTGTGATTTCTTGTGCTTTTTGAACACCTACACGCTTACGCCAATTTTGTAATGCTTGTTTAGATTCTTCACTTTTAGTAGCATCTAGTATCGTTGTAACACTAGGAAGTTTCTCACCATCGGGTGTGGCATATTTTCGTGACCCGTTTATTGTTTCCCTAAGTAAAGGAACATAATTATATTTGTTTGGAATGTACATTAGACTATTATAATATATTTTATAACCCAATGCAAGAGTTTAGGTTAAACTCTAAAACTTTCTCCGCAACCGCATCGGTCACGCTCATTTGGATTACTAAATTCAAAACCCTCATTTAACCCATTACGTACATAATCCACTATCATGTTCTTTAAATAAACATCATGTTTTTTATCTACTAACACAATAAAATTAGGTTGTGCGTAATTTATTATGGATTCATCATATTTGTAGTAGTCTACATATTCCAAAACATATGCCAAACCACTACAACCTGTGGTCTTGACGCCTATTCGTATTCCTAGACCTTTACCACGTTTTGTTATTATTTGTTTTATTTTGTTTGAAGCTTTTTCAGTGATTGTTATCATCTTACTTCATTGCTTTTTGTGCCATTTGTTTGACAACTTTTTTACTATCTTCTTCTTCAGGTTCTACTGGGGTCTCTTGACCTTTAAATATAACCTTATCACCTTGAATGTTTGTAATACTATTCTTCAATGGTGGCTTTTTAATCATATCATACAAATCTTCTTTGGCTAATATGATATCGTTATCTTTATAATAATTTAATAACTCATCAACTGACCAGTCAGAATGTTCAACACCACTATCAATATCGCTAGTTAACTGACTTGTGACAGCAACTAATCTTACTAATAGTGGGTTTGGATTTGAAAGCTCAAATAATCTCATTATCTCTTTGCACGGCCTGCGCCTGCAACGGGCATTTCTTCATCTGGTTCTTCAACAGAAACATCATCATCAACGCTGAATTCATCTTCACCGTCATCAGTAGACATATCCATATCTAAATCAGCAGACATATCACCTGAATCATCGCCAAATGCGTTATCAGCAGGGTTACCGCCCATCATATCACCGCCTTGACCAGTAATGCCATTCAATGCAGATTGCATTGTACCTTTACTTTGTGTCAATGCGGCCTGTACAGAAGTTAATGCTTCGGTAACTTGTTGATTGAAAGATTCACTTTCATTCACACCGATCTCAGATTGAACACCTGATGTTAATGCTGGTAATTCTTTTACTAGCATATCAGATACTTCTTCAACCATCTTTTGTATTTGGTCTACCATGTCTTGGGCTGCAAGAACAACCTGTGACTTCTCAACTTCTTCGTTTTCTACAACGATACGAGTTTTGGGTAGTGATTGCAAATAGCTAAAATGGTCAGCTAATGCTTGTTCCATAAACACTAGTTTCATGTACGATGGACTAGTTTGGCTTTGGTAAAATTCAGCAGATGATTTAGTTTCATTAATCAATCCGCGAACTTTACTAAGCATAGACTTAGTTTCCGTAACGGTCATTCTCTTTGTATTGAACGGAAGAGAATAGTGTTCATTCAACGCCTGTTTAGCAGTTGATATTTTTTTGTTGTCAAATTCAGTTAGTTTCATAGTTATATTCCAAGACTAATATAAAGTATTTATCTTTTTTGTTTTATTGTACGGGTTTTCTGTTAAATCTGTTAGTCTGCCAACGCTTAGAATCGTTAATATAAGTATACAATTCATCAGTAATCAGCTTTTTTTTCAGTTTATCTTCACTTAATTTGGCTAAAAAAATCAATTTGTCATTGGAATTTTTAGTATTTTTAAATATTTTAGTATGTAATGATATGTCAACATCTAACCCTGCTAGTAAGTTATCCAATAATAATATCCGTTCAGATTGATATAATAAATTTCGTTTATCATAAGTACACCAAGCCACAGCATGTTTTAGTTCATTAAATGAATGTGTAGTAAATGTTGTTGACATTGTAACAACATATTCATTTTTTATTGTTTTATCAATGTGATATGTATTGAATAGTTCATAGCTTCCATCAGTATTTTGAAAAATAATAATATCTTCTATTTCCCCTAGGAAGTCAGCTTTCATTAACCTTTCCAACTGTTTTTCTGGATTATTACGTTTAACCATAGTTTACAACTTTAAAATATATATTTCTAAGTTCATCTGATGTATCCAAAAACGCAGGAAGTTTGTTCCAAGCTGTATCGGTTTTAATCATAGGAACTGTATCACAATCACTATATAATGATCCTAACTCATTTATACCATCATTAAACACACTAGGATGCTGAATGTCAAAGTCAAATGACCAACAATCATAAGTTTCATTTTCAATTTGTTGGTATAAAAATCCAAAGTTAGTAAATTGATCAAAACGTATTTGTATTTTTTCTGGTTTTCTTCTAACGTCAGGTTGACTTCTTAATGAAATTGATTGTACTACCGTATCAAAATTACATTGCGTGTTTCTTCGTAGTAACCAATTTGGTATTTCTTCATCAACTACAGGACGATGTCTATTCATTACACCAGTAGGTGTAATATCAAATAGCGTGTAGCAAGTAATAGTAAAACTCATACTACTATTTAATAGAGGTAAAAAAACCCGAGAATTTCTCGGGTCCTTTTATTCAAGTTAAAAATTAACCTGTGAATGTTGCAGAAGCGGCAACTGTAACTGCAACACCAGCGGCTGTAACTGCTGTGTCCATAGTTGCTGTTGTCCATGCGCCTACTGGATAAATAGCCATTGCGAATGTGTCATCAGAAGCGTCTGTGTACTCATAGATGTAAATTGTAGCTAATTGTTGAACCGTTTGAACGATTGTGTTGATATTAGCTGTAGTGAAAGCTCCAGTATCTTTAGTGATAGTGAAAAAGTCTAACTTAGGACCTTGAGGTTGAACTGTTGCGGCTGAAGTAACAGCGTTAACACCAGAGTTAGTATAAGCTGGGCTATCGTAGTTAATAACTGGTAGATAGTCACCGTTTGTGCGTGTAAATTGTGCCATGATAAAATTCCTTTAAGTTTGTGAGCATATAGCTCTACTATTATTTATGCCTGGAACAAAAAAATCCAGGATTTGGGCTTATCTTCCGGCTAAATTTTGACGACTAAAACCCATTCTATCTACAAATTTTAGTCCATTTGCTACAAAACCTTCATGTGTCTCGGTACCATCTTGTAAATATCCTTTAACCGGACTAACTTCTGCGGCTTTATTAAGTTGATTAACTACAGACATTTTAAGAGTGTATAGTGCAGACCATATAGTAAACGCACCTATTATAGCATCTTTGTTTTGATTTAAATGTTCTGAAATCTTAGCTTTCATTTTATCTGTCATGGGTCTAGCTTCTACAAAATCCATAAACCCACTAGCTAAATTGTTTAAATCACCAGCAACAATCTTCTTGTTAATATATACAGTAAATAATTGATTAAATGTATTACGTGCTTGAGGAGCAGTATTCATTAATTGGTCTACTGCAGGACCATATTTCTTAATTGCATTCTGTGCATTCTTTACTAATGTAGTATCTATCTTAAGTTTAGGAGCTGTTGGCATAGCACTAGGAACAATAGCAACATCACTGTTATTCTTCAATTGCCCTATGTTACCATTCAACGTAACAGCATCATCTGTTGTCATAGCATTAGGATCAATATATTGATGTACCGCAATGCCTGCTCGTTTTCCACCCATCAATTGACCGACTGAACTATTGGCATCTACTTTATAAGTAATACCATTAGGATTAGCTTTAAAAACATAACTACCATTTTGGTCATTTAACGGTTGATGAAATAACAAATCACCCCAATAATAACCTTTAGCACCTTTGCTAGCTTTTTCTAATCCAGGCCATATCTCATTGATAATAGGCCATAAACTATCACGCTCTACCCCACGTGCTTGGTCATATTGAACAAACTGTTCTGGGCTGAATACTTGCCGTCCAGTGCCATCTTTCTTATTGAACATATGTTTGTCCATAATACTAAACTTACCTGAACTATTACGTCCAAATATCAATGCAGGATATCCATCCCATTTTATTGTAACTGTTGCTGGATTATTAACTGTAGCAATTATAGATTGTATTGCACGATTAGCACCTTCACTTCCACCTAAAAAGATTAAATCTTCTGGGTGGTCTAAATGACCCTTATCTTCGTTTATAGATAGTTTGTCAATTTTAGATTTAAGTAATGCTAGTGTTTCCGCTAAATTCATAACTGCTCTTTGTCGCTGTTCTTCTTTATTGATTTAGAGAACTTGCCTTGGTCACGGGATTTAATCGCCCCTAGCAACTTTCTCTCTAATATCTCTGCTTGTTCTTTAGGATAATTTCTATTAATCATCTCTAATAGATTGATTGCACTGGTAATGATATTGTGGGCTCTACTCTCAATAACATGACTTGTATCACGATTATTGCCGATAGCTTCCAATTCCTGCAGAAGGCTGCGAGTTTGTTTTTGCATAATAGTTTCCTAATAGTATTTATCTATTTTAAGGTTTATTTCTTTAAACTGTTAAGCAAATTCTTCAATTTTGACCCTTGAACATCTACTACAACTTTCTTGTTTTCAGGCTCTAATATCTCACCTGTACTTTGGTCAATAATAGGTTCTGTTGATTGTAGTGTAGATTGTGGTTTTAATTTATTCATAATATCAATAGCACTAGGTTGTGGTTTATAACTATCTTCACCGTCACCACCATTGTCACTAATACGCATAGTTTCAATATTATACTCTAAATCAATTTTCATGCCTACACCCGTTGAACTACGACTTTTCATACATTGAATCTGATATTTACCTCGCTCTCGCATACTACGACTTGTAAAGATACCAAACACATTATCTGCTGTATTAATCTTACTGATACCACCAGCAATGTGACTGTGGTCAAATTCAATCTCATCTACCGCACTACGATTCAACTGACTAGCTGTAACCATCAGTATACCCATCTCTTTTGAAAGATTGCGTAATTCTTCAGCAACATACTTGTCTTTGATAAACTGATCGTTGGGATTGACTTTAACAGAGACCGGCATTACTAGATCCAAATAGTCAATCATCACAAAGTCAATTCTAATCCCTGTTTGAATCTGCACTTCTTTTAAATATGCACGGATATCATTTACATTACTTTGTGCAGGTAATCCTTTAACACGATATTGTCCTGCTTTCTTACCAACCATCTTAACCTTAAGTTCAGTTGATCCAATATCTTTCCGAATATCTCTTGTACCCATATTAGTTAACATTGCATCTGTCCGCAAACTAGTTAATTCTTCACTCAATTCTAATGTAACATATACTCCGCTCATCCCTGCTTGCAGCCAGTTCAATGCTATGTTCATCATTACCAATGACTTACCTGAACCCGAACCACCTGCAAAAATATTCAATTCACCACGACTCATGCCACCATAGAGTATCTTATCCATCTGTGGCCAGCCTGTGCTAACCTGTCCACCACTGTTAAAGTATTTGTTAATACGTCCTGCAGGATCAGCAAAGTAATCTGTACCCATGTCTTTCTGTAAACTGATTTGTACTGCATCTTTAATTAGTTTCTCAACAGGACCAAAATCACCTTTCTCAAGTAAGTCAGCACTCTTTAGTATTGCTCTTTCTAATTCTTGTCGTTTAGTAAAACTTTCAAATTCTTCAAAGAACCAATCATAATGCCCTTGACTTAATTCAGGTATAACTTCAAGATCCATACCAGTTAGTGCTTTAATTTGTGTGCTATCTGGAAGTACATTATATTTTGTTGTATGTTCTTTAAATAATTCTGCTACCGGCCGCAATGATTTATCAAAGTTTTCAGAGTTCATAATATTCATAACTCTAGTATACAACTCGGCATTTGTAATCATCATTTGCAAAAACAACTTTTGCAATTCTACACTATATTCTTTATTATCCGATTGTTTTCTCAATTTTCTTCCTCTGTATTTCTATTTTTATTTTACTCATCGTAGCACTTTGCAAGATGCTTAATAGAGTTGGCAACTTGCCATATCTTACAACAGCATCGTTGACATCTTTAATATCCGATTCCCAATTAGGTAAACTAACGCTATAGCCTAATTCTAATGCTCTATCACATATCTTTAAACCTGTCTTATCTCTATCAGGTACTACAATAATTTGTTTATTTAATGACGCAATTAATTGTGCTTGTTCATTGCTTATATCATCATGCATGATCGCTATACCATCAATACTTAATGCATCAAATATGCCTTCAGTCAATATACATACTTGCCATTCAGGTTTCTGTATATCAATATTGAACACATATCCTGGTTGTTGTTCATTAATATATTTTGGTATTTTGTTGTCTAAGAATCTGCTAGTGTGACCGACGATTTTATTCTTATAAGTGTAGGGAATTATTATTCTATTTGCGTAACGACCTTTTAGATTAGGTGTTATTAAGAACGGATACTCATTATAATTTATCCCCCTTGACTGCACATAATCAATGTACACTTTGTGTAATGGATTATTTTCATCAATTAATTCACCTTCAGGTAATTCGTGATCCTTGAATTTGATTTTTATTTTAGTTTTCTTTTGAATTACTATATCAAGTAAATCTTTTTGCTGTAAGCTTTCTAAACTCCACTTACCTATTTGTGTATCATCAATTCCACACCATAACAATAGTTGTTTTGTTTTATAGCTGATGCTTCTACCTAATACAAAGTTACATTTGTATCCACAGTTAAAACAATGCATAGACCAGTTAGTTTGTCCGTCAAACTTAATACCACCTCGCATTCTGCGATCAGGTTTGTGACCAAGATGACTACAACAGATAGCATTAAAGCTATGCCATCCACTAGTTGTTGTTTTTTTCTTGCCGGGAATTATAGATAAAATATCAAACATTAGTAATAGTATAACATACTACGACTGTAATATCAACAACTATGGTTGCTTATCTTACCAATATATTGGTTACTGCGCCGGAATTACTTTCAAATTGCATTCTGACGTACGGATGATATCCTTGAACCACATACCCTTTGGTATCAGCAACATTATCATATGTATCGGTTGTGATAGGATACCAATCTCCATCTACAATAGTAGAGCCTTCAATAGCAATATTTCCATAATAATCAATATATTGTGCTTGTAGAGTTAATATAGGATTATTATTAGTAGAAATAACACTAGTGTAATATATTAAGTTACTATCACTATTTCCATTAGGGGAAGTGTTTGGGAAACTTTGTCCTGTAGGTATACTAACAGAGGCAGAAGGAATAAAGCTAGGTAACACACTATTAACAATATTCAGATCACCACGTGCACCTGCATTTTGGTCAACAAATACAGGATAGTCAAACTCTCCTACTGGTATTTCTAGTGAATAATAACATTTTTGTGTATCAATATTTTCTATATCTGCTGGACCTATAATCAATGCGGCTATACCGGTTGCAGGTAATTGTAATGTTAATGCTTTTTGTAATAATACTGCTCCGCCGGTATAGTTAATAATCCTACATGTAATAGATTTACCAGTTATGTCTACCGGTTTTTGTTCCTGATTTAAGAACTGGAACTGTATTTGATTGTCTACACCTTTGTGTAGGGTCAGTGGTTTGGCATACTGAGGCATATAACTCCTTGGCGAATATCCTGATAATAATACAACAATCTGTCTTTGCGTATAAATGAAAACTTGGGTTGAGTACACAAATGTAATCTCCTATTGTGTATTTAGTCATCCATATATATTAATTTATTAATGGTTTGGGAAGGGTGATAAATATATCCGAGACTATAATTTTAATGATACAAAACGAGTTTTTTAAACGCCTAAGCGAAAATCACCCTTTCATAACCATTTGTTCCTACGCAAATCAGGATTATGTAGGAATTGTCCAGAACCGAGACGATATTGTCACCACTATATACGATTACGGTGCTATAATAGACAATGATGTTAAAGAGAAATTCCTAGAACTAGGAGATGTTTGGTGGTGGGAATCTAACAGATTAATACCTATTAATCTATTTTTAAAAGACGAATGGACTATATTCAAGCCCTATATAAGAACTTTTAACAACAAAAGTCTCACAATACTACATGGTCCTGTTTGTAGTATCATTGAATTAAACAAACGTAGAAGCAAACGCCGTAGCATTACACTAGTAAAACGATTACCCTAATAAGTTCATATGGACTACAACCAATTGTGAATAGGCTAGGCTATGACTTTTCTTAAACACATATCCATCAGTTCCCTTATCCCACACAGTTTTAGCAATCTCACTCCATCTTTCACCGATCAAATGCTTTTTACCAGGACGAATAACAGCTAAAAACATAGCTAATCTTGGGATACTATCTACTGGTTCTGGCATCTTTTGTAAATTGTAGAACTGATTATTCAAGTGAATCAACTTCTCTACAAATACAGGATCTTTTAATTTACTCCAATCAGGTTCATGCATTAACTCTATAAGATGTGCTTCATTACGTACCTGACTATAAACGTGTACATTCAATAAATCTAATTTAAAATAGCCACGCTTTTCTGCCGCTGTATAATCAATACTTGCTATATTGTTTACTGGATCATACGGTACATCTGTAATATATACACCCGTAGCATGATTACGTATAGGCTTAACATTACGCATTGCCGCTCTTGTGTGAGGAATTAACTTTAATAAATCATCTCTTGATCCGAAGTCAATGTCAATATCACTATCTATTCTCATCTTGCTGGTGCTACCAATTCTGCTTTAATTAACTTAGTATACGCTTTTTGCACTACAATAGCTTGTCTTTCGGCATCTTCTACTGCTTTGTGACTTGTGGTGTGACCACCGTCTTTAAGTTTTACACCCGTAATATCGTAAATAGTTCTAGTATCTCTAATAGTCCAGAAAGGCCAGGGAATAGGATTAGGCTTGTTGCTTGTTTGTCTAAATGCATTTTCCATTACAACTACGTCAAAGCTCGCACCATTGCTCCAAACAGCATCACGATTCCAACAGAACTTATAAAGGGTCTCCATGCACTCTTTAAATGGCACACGTCCCCCGTCTCCCATAGCTTCTTCAAGTGCTTCAGGGCTCTGCTCACTCCACCATCGTAATGTGTCCTCATTAATACTCCTATTATAAATCTCTGTTTGATCCTCAACTGTAGGTCGTAATTCTAATCGTTCAACTACACCTTGACCTTTAGGATCAAACCTTACTGCGCCAATAGTTAAGATAACACAATCAGGTGTTGTATCTAAACTTTCAATATCTATCATAATGTGATTTGCCATATTACGCCTGTAATGTTTTCCAAATATATTGTTTCTCTAAATAGTCCTGAAACTTTATTGCTTCAGATTCACTATTAAATACTACACCTTTGATATCATACATATCTTCTAGGTATCTAGCATAGTCCCCGTTAACATCTTGTGCCCAAGTAAGTGCTGTAATCCACATAACATCTATTTCTCCACCACTAAGTACGCCGGACATTATTGCTATACCAACTTCGTAACTACCGATATCGGCAAACAACACAGCTAATAGTCTTTTCTTTGTATCAAACTGCCGGATACTCTGCCATTTAGGCCATGATACTAGAAATTTATTGTTTTGTACAGTGGTTATGGGAAAGGGTGTATTGTTCATTGGAATTTTAATAAAAATATTAGGTACTTCTTTTCGTCAACAATCTCATAACCATCTGTTATGTTACCATTAACTATGTTCATTCTTATACCATATTGTCCTATAAGGTAATCTTCAAAATCGTATGCGTCAAATTCTTTGTTCTGTGCCATATATTCTTTACGTACAAGTTTCAATGCCGCCCAATAATCCCATCGTTTTTTACGTTGTTCTATTAATGGATCATCGTCATCGTAATCTTGTATTTTTGGAATTGATACCATCAACTCCACCTCAACGTAAACATAATGTAATCTTTCTCATATCTAAACTTAAAGCTAACTTTATTTGTATCAGTAACACACCATCTACTATGTCGTCTGTATTTGCCTACATTACTTACTAACCATTGTGTCATCTCATTGTATTTGTCAATGTGTTCTGCTCTAACTGAACATTCATACCATCCTGGCTTAGTATATGCCCAACCAAGTTTGTGGTCATAATGCTCATCTATTATTGCCATCTAAGTAGAAACCATTCTAAATCTTTTTTGTCACGGAACCAAAACTTAGAATTATTCATATACCATCTCATGTCAGGTGTCCATACTCCGTCGTGTGCTGTAGGACCAAATGTTTCTACCATCCATGCTTCCATTTCTTTCCATTTAACAATATTAATTGGTTGTACAGTCAAATACGGTTGACCATAAACCGTACCCTCGCTAAAGTCAAAAGAATTCCATCCTAATGCAGACATTAACACCATTGCGTCAATATCTTTAGCCATTTGATCGGCTACTTGATTAATAATTTCTTCTGTTATATTCATCCCCACCTCAACGTAAAATAGCTAGCATTACTATCATTGTAAAAAGTAAATCTTGCATGTCGTTTCACAATAGGATCATGGCTAAAATTGTCATACTTCTCTTGGTAGTAAGCATAGTCAAAATCAACACCCTGAATATAACCCATGTTTCGTAACTCATGTCCTATTTCCATAGTTCTCTTAGCAGTAATATATAGGATAACATCAGCCACATTATCCCCATCTTAACTCAAAATGGATAGCATCTTTCTCATCTACAAAATAAAAATCCATATAATTTTCTGTTGGATGTGTTGTATACTTATCACCTGGTAATCCAAAATGTTCTACCGCCCAAGCACAGGTTTCATTCCATGTAGGTATATCATGAAATGGTTGCCATGATATACGAACTCTAGTACCCGCCTGCATTTAGTAATTCCTTAACTTGTTTAACATTTGCTGGATCACGATTAAACTTTAATGCCCATTGCTCTGGATTAATATAGTCCATAATCATCTTCTGCTGGTCATCACGTAATGTACTTAAGAACTGTACACCACTAGAACTTTGATATAACATCCATGGACTAATTCGTCCTCTGGCTATCTCATAACATATATTGTTTGGATTACCGTAACGTAAATAATCTCTGCTTTGAATCTTCTCTGCTTCAGCTTTTTCTATTGCTGTTTCAATGCTACGATGTATCGCATCTAATGGATCTTCAGTACGCAAATATTCACATAAGAACTTTGTATAATTAGTATCTTGACGCCAGTTATCAATACGTATTGAATTCTTTAACAACCAATCACTAAATCTACTAACATTAATACACTTAATTTCTACACAATATAGACCAAACTTAATGAACGCAAGATAATAAGGATTCTTAATGAATTCTTCATATGTACGATTCTTTGTTCCTGCAGTGTTCTTTTTATAGAACTGTAACCAAGCTTGAAAACCCACACGATTACCTTGACGGTCACGCTCTAACCATCTACGTTTAGTTTCACATATGTGTTTAAGTACAGTACTCTCACGTTGAAAAGTAGCTTTACAAAACTCACACCCATACATTGATTTAGTTTCCTCGGTCTTTTTCATATTCTTTAATATCTTCTTCAGTCACCAATTGACTAAGAACTTCTATATCAGATTGTTTTAAGTTAGGGTATGTTTCTGCCAAATAACATTTACGCTTGTGTTCTTGTACAAATGCTTTAGCTATCTCATCAATATCATCACTATCTACCTTAGGATAAATCTTAGTGTAATATTCTTTAATCTCCTTGACTTTTGCAGGTTCTTTTAATGATGTTACTTTACTACCTAAATGAGGTATCCACTGATGGAATTGTTTACCTAATCCAGGACTACTAGCACATAACATATACCATTGCAATTTAGGATGCTTCTGTACATATTCGTTGAACAAATGTTTATTAGCGTGATAATCTACACTACGCAAATAATAGCCCTGAACATCCCCTGAACCTTTAATAGCACTCATCCAATGTGTCATCATATAGGGAACAAACTTCTTTTGTTGTTCTTCTGTTAACCTATCATAATAACCATAGTCTTTCTTGTCCATAGCTGTAAGTGCATCAAACAAGTCAAAGTCTTGTGATACGAATTTTTCATCAACAGGGGTACTCTTTTTAGTTGCCATTAGAATGCCTGACTATAATCTACAATCTCACAGTTACGACTAATCTCTTTTACAAAGTAAACACATCTTGGTTTAGGTCCATCATCTAATGGCACACATAAGAACTGTCCATTCTTTAATCTAGGAGCATACCAGGTTACATCATGGTATATATCTATAATCTCAATCGGCACAAAACTTGGACTGAATGAACTTAATGGATTAAATTCAAATGCATTGAAGCCTCTATCATTGATACTAGTTAAGGGTAATGTTTCTAAATCGCCGTGTTCTTGTTCACCAATTAGTATTTGCCAATCAACAGGCATTTTAATAGTACTGTTTCCTATCTTTAATACAAGTGCAGGACTGTTAAATGATTCCAAAAAGATTAATGGGATATAATGATAATCTACGTTTTGTGGATTACTGTTGTCTAGTATCGCAAAACGCAGGTCATCAATTTCTTCGGGAAGTGTTTCTAGGTTATAGAATTCGTTTTCTAGGGTTAATATTCGCATGTTGTTATTCTATCACATTCTTATCTATATGTCAATTTTTCTACGTCAAACGGGTAATTGGCCTCTTTATAAAAAGCCTTACGTTGAGTCAAATGCCGTTTAGCAAATTTACAACTACTGGTTATGTCGTAGATTTGTACATGGTCTTTATCTTCTGCTTTACGAATTCCTCTACCGATGCTTTGGATAACACGGACGAATGATTTTCCAGGTTCAATGAGAACCAGATTAAAAATCCTAGGTATGTTGATACCAACAGCAGCCACACCATATGTTGCCACAATAATTTTATTACTTGCGGTTGCAACTTCGTCATATTCTTCTTTCCTTTCATTCATATTAGTAGCACCACTAACAAACACGCTACCGGGTAATCTACTGACAATCTCTTTTCCTGCATTCACCCTATCAACAAGGATCAATGTATTACCTGTATCATTAATACCGCTAATTAAACTAGCTATCTTATCTAATCTTTCACTATCTTCTAGTAAATGTTTTAATTCGCTTTGATAGTTAGTAAACTCTTTACCATCTTGTAATTGCATAATGTTAACGTGACAACGTGCTAGTACACCCTGATCTTGTAATTCACTTGCACTTAGTTTACCAATCACATTACCCAAACTTACATAGATGCTTTGTGCTTCAAACTTAGCTTTAGGAATAGTTCCTGTTAATCCCCAACGAATGGGCACTTTGCTGAATACTCCTGTAAGCAATGTTTTTAATGCATCTGCTTTAGCCATGTGTACTTCATCAACCATTACACACACTACACCTTCAATAAAGTCTCCGATCTCAACTTCTGCCTTACCTGCTTTTGTTTTCTTAAGCATATTGTTAAGACTTTGCCAGGTACAGATAGTATGTGTCTTATTGTATTCTTTACGATCACCGAAGTATACACCCACATCTAAACCTAGATTGATATAATCTGCTTCTGTTTGTGTTACTAATGACTTATTCGGAACGATGACAATACTACGACCATACTTCTCAACGCTATTAGATAGTGCGGCTGTCATCAATGTTTTGCCTGCACCAGTTGCAATTTCTTGTAGTGATTGAGGGTTCTCTAAGAAGTTATTAACAAGTTCAATTTGATAATCACGTAGTTCAACTGGAGTACCTTCTTTAGGATGACCTTTAGGCCAGTTCTTATGTTTGAATGTAGCCTCGGACACTTTGTCAAATGTAAAGGTTGTTGTGTAATCTCTTAAATCATCTAGCTCAATATCATATCCCGCATTGTCTAGGTAAGGAAGTATTTCAGGAAGTAGATTGATGTAAGTACTACCCGCTAAACTGAAATAGCTAACCTTACCATTCCATCTACCTAGTCTTACTGCAGGTAGATAACGTGCTCCGGGTATTTCGTACTCAAACATTTTCATCAGTGCTTTGCGCTCTGATAGTTCAAGTCCCTCTATTTTTACATTCACCTCGTCTTTGACGATTATTTTACATTGTTTCATTCTTTTCCAAGTTAACTGGTTGACTATTTACCACGTTGATTACTTTTGCTGTGTTAGCATGATCCGTATCACTTATCAATTTAAATTTGATTAGAACCGGGAACTTATACTTACTCATATTATCATGTATCATCATTCTCCCAGAATCATTATAACGTATCCCGGAAAGTTCCAATGCTTGTTTTAACTCGGTTTTACACTTTATGTTCGTTGCTAATCCTATTCCGGATACTGAAACGTAATCACATTTAATATTCTTTAACCAAGGTACAATATCACATATGTTTGACAATTCTACTTTAGGATTATATGAACCGGCAAACCTTTCTTCATCAGTTAATAAGATACTTTCATCAACTTCTATTCCATATCTTACTAGTTCGGCTAACGTTGTTAATTCTGTGTTTAATTTAATATGTTGTATAGCGTTATCTAATGCAGAGTTGGTACATGCAATCATATAATTACCATTAACACAAACTAATGTAGGTGTCCAGTATTTTGCATCTTTGTAATACTCTTGTTGACTTAATATTTTTTTAACATTGTCGCTATATCTAATTTCATTAAAAAAGGTTCCAGTCATTCGTACTGCTAGTTTTAATGAAAAGGTGCTCAAATCAGCAATATAGTATTTATTGATATTATCCCATAAAAAACTAGATTGACTAAGTGACCTAAACGCCGTAATAAATGCTTTATTATAAGGTGTCTTTAGAATGATATTGTCATCTACAATACCAATATGAGCGGATGTATATTCATCAGTAGTTGTTACTATAAGTGTTTTCCAAGGAAGATTTAGTAATTCCTTAATAAACATTTGATTTTTTACAAATTGACGTTCATATTTTTCAATAAGTTTATCAACTAGTGTTGATTGATTGCTGGTGATACGACTTTTAGATACAATAATTTTTTCAAGGTTTTGAAGGAATCTGATATCATACCTACTTAATCTTAAGTTGGTAAACATATAATATATCAATTGTTCTTTATTATTCAATTCAATCATTCAAACATTGTACAACAAATAAAACAAAAAATCAATAAAAAAGGGGGAGACCGAAGTCTCCCAAAGTACTTAAAGAAAGGAACGAAAAACATTTATCGGAACGGACTTATTGACATTGCCGTTACGCACACTGCAGGGGTTATGCCGATTTCATGCAAGTTGTCTTAGCAAGATTCTGCCAATTGCTAGGACTGATCTTAACCAAGTCTGCAATCTTCAAACACATACGCAAGGACACTTCACGCAATTTAGTATGATTATCCCACATGAAGTTAATCACCGTTTGTGATTGTTCTTCAGTAAAATCATAATCTTTAAACAAGCCACCCTCAGCATCACGATGTACTTGCTTGATACGCAACATCTTGTCACGATCACCATCAATAGTCAGGTCCAGAAAGTGACAACGACTCTGCAATGCTTCTAAGTGATCCTGCAATTTCTTAGATTTGAGATTGCCGAATTTCAAGTTAGTGATAAAGATAGCACTACCATTGAAGTTGAAAGTATTTGGGATACCTTCTTCACGCAACAAACGACTGTCAGAGTTCCAGCAAATTCTACGTGTCTTGCCTGAATCAAGTGCGGCCTTGAGAATGTTCAAACTCAAGTCATCAGTAAAAACACTATCACAATCATCAAAAATTAACACATTCTTAGTGTCAGAATACTTGTACAATTGAGTATACAAACCCAATGCTGTCATAGCACCTTTGACAATTTGAAAACGAACTCGCTTGCCTGCAAGCTTGTCAAACATGCTTGCTTTCTCCATTTGTGTTTCAACACCATGAGATTTGCCGACACCGGGCGGGCCTGAAACAATCATGGCACGAATGTCACCATTGATACAAGCACGTGACATTTCATCAAGGACCTCAAAACGTGTAGCAATACGGTCCATTGCTTCTTGTTCTGATTCTTTCACAACTTCTTTCTTAAACTCTACTACAGCATTAGCCATAACTTTATCTCCATTTAAAAATTCAATATTATCAATCGCATCTACTAAGATTTTAATCTCAGCACTACGACCCGGGAACTGACCATCATTTTTAACAGTCACATAACTACCTTTTTTACTTGTCTGAAAACCCTTGACAAGTGTAAACACTTCACCTTTAACTGCTTCATTACGATAAGAACCTGACAAAATACGAACTGTAGACATAGCTTCTCCTGTGTGTTAATCAATCAATACAAGTATTATAGCACAAATGCCATTTATTGTCAAACAACGTGATAGATGACACCTTGATCGGTGTATACTTTAGTGATACCTTCAAGTGCCCAATCAGATTCAAGCAAAGCTAAATGTTTGCGGTCCTTGATAGTTGCTTTATGAACTTTCACTCGGATCCATTTCTTGCAATTTGTTATAGACACTTGTTCAGCGGCATATACCATTTCAAGTCCCAATTTCATACGTTCTGCACGTAATTTTTGACTAGCACTAAAACGACTTGCATTGACAGCACTTTTCAAACTTGCATCACGGGCCGCAAAGAAAGCGAATCGTCCAGCAGATTTGTGTTCTGTTTCATTTACAATCATATAAGCTCCTTTAATCAATCTATACAAGTATTATAGCACAATGCCCATTTATTGTCAAATTATGCTACCTTACGAAAATACATATAGGGCAAGCCCAATGTATAGCACAGATACTCATCATCACCTTGAGTGTCCTCAGCTTCGTGGATCCAGCGGATAGCTGTAGCACGGTCCTTAGCACCTGAAAATTTCAGGTCATCTACCCTTTTCTCAAAAGAGAAAATTGCATGTTGTTCTGCCTGAACACGGACCTTTTCTTCGGCTTCAATAGCTACACCGAGTCCTTCAAACTCAGCTTCAAAATCTTCAAGGGTCCAGTGTGAGGTGTCAACACCGCGAGGGCGAACGCCGTACGCATCCTTGTACATGTCCCAGTAAAGTTCCCGGGCTTGTTCTAACTGTGATAACTCATCCCAAGATTTAAATTCTGTAGTCATTTTCAAGTCCTCTTTATCAGTTTCAATACAAGTATTGTATCACGGATACCATTTATTGTCAAATTTTGGCTATCAAATTAGCATGAATTTCAGACATTTCCGACTGCTCTACATAGAAATCCGACCTAGGATCATAGTACCGGCCTTCTTTGTTGTCATAATACAACACTCTTCCGGAGAAATTGAACGGACCTTCTAGACCCTGACGAGGACCATACTTTGTACGCATTTCGTCCATCTGATACTTGTCAGCAACAACTTTGTAACCCATAAGACCCTTTCAACTGAATAAGACTCTATTGTATACTAAACACCATTTATTGTCAAATTTTATACACTATGGTATCATCACTACTTTTAGCGTTTTTTACTGTGTTCTGATTACTTTGTCGTTTACTACTTTGAACTGTCAATGTATCAACTTTGTTATAGCCAAACTCAGTATGATATTTTAATACGTCATCTGCCATGTCTCTATTACGAACCTTACCTACATTCCAACAACTTACACCATTGGGTCTCAAATGCTCTATACCCAACTTAATAATTTCACGTAAGAATACATCAGCCCAATCCTGATACGTAGGTGTCTTTGTTATTGATTGAGTTGGTTCATGTGTATATACTTCTAAATCAAAGTATGGTGGGCTAGTCAATACCAAATCACATTTAGGTAATTTATATTGTTTCATATTCAATGCATCATCACATATCAATGTAACTTTGTTTTGTATACCTAAAAAGTTTACAATACTCATTAAGTTATCGTATGTTTGTGTATTGGGTTCAAAAGCAATATAATGTGCTCCGTAACTTACTGCACCTAACATTCTTCCGCCCCAACCTGCACAAGGATCTAATACAACTTCCGGCTTATATTTAATACATGCTAGTTTCATCATTTGTGGACGATACATTGTATTTTTAGTAAGACTACAGCAAAAGTATATACCACGTTTCAATTCACTAAGATAAGGTGTGCTGTGACATTTACGATTCCATTTAAGAACTTTTTCTAAATTAGATTGAACCCACAAGCTTCTAAAACTTGTACCAGTACTGCTTTCAATGTCGTAAAAATTAGGACAATAGTGTTCACTTAATTTCATTCCTAAACGTGATGTGCTACTAATTGTTGTATCAGTAGTAGTCCACTTAGATAGTTGTTGCCAATCTTTTTTCAGTACATCATCTGAGTAATGAGGTAAGAAGTTATATTGTTCTAATTCTTTAGCCAGATTGGGTACGGCAGCGTCAAAGTCTGCATCTGATAAGTTACGTGTTGAGTAACGTACATTTAGAATGTCGGCTAATGTTACCATTGATCCAAGCTTCTAACCCACGGTAAATTAATAAACAATGGCCAGGCCTTTTTCTTAGGTTTACTATTGTACATCCAATCATCATTTTTACCGTTTGCACCTGATTGTTGTCTATTAAAAAAAAGATTTGACCCTAATAGATATGATTCTAAATCTTCTCTAGTAAACCATACTATATGTGAAGTATTTGGATTTGATCCCATAAGTATCGCTCTTTCCCAATCTTTGCCTATACTAAAATGATTAAAGATAAAACAATTAGGTTGTACTATGTCTTTATATCTATTTGCTAGACTGAATTTTACTTCAGTTTTAATATCAGTAACAATTCCATCATGACCGGAATTGGTTCTTGGTTTTATATCATAGCCCAAATCTAATAATATACTAAAAACTACTTCTTCCCCGTGTGCGCCCTTTTGTTTAGGATCAACATTTACGTAACCTTTGTGCGGCGTTTGTATCCAGGGATCGGCTTTTGGTGATAGTATATCCTGTGCTTTTTTATTGTTATAAATTATAGGATATACATATTTTTTATTATCTAAAATCATGTAAGACTCCAATTTAATAGTTGATAGTATTGTAACTCATCATACTTTTTAGGATAATATGTTCCCTCAATTCGCAAATGTTCATTTGTAAACATCTTATCCCAAATGTGTTTCAATGGGTTCCTTGGTTCAATAGCAATCATATGTGCATTGCCATTACTATTCTTTAACCAATATTCAAACTGTTTTGTACGTTTATTACTTTTATAAAAACTTGTCACTGGTGTCAATGTAGTGATTTGTTTAAGAGGAGGTGAGTCAAAAGTAGGTAATTCTAATTTAATTTCTCTTTTAAATGTGTCAAATTTAACGTCATATTCATAGAATTCAGGTAATCTAAAGACAATAGGCAACAGTTCTTCTGTAACTTTTTTATCATTACCATGAATGAATGTATTTAGGTCTTGTCTATATTTTGATAACTTAACGCTTTTAAGAGACCATAACATAATTTTTTTGCTAAAGTAATCTCTAATTTCATTGGCACGAACTCTATCAGGTTCTTCTACCCTTCTGAACAAGTTATCATCTAACAGGCTAGTAATACCTATGTGATGTGAACTCTTATCCTTAGTATCACGTAAACGTTTCCATGCAACACTTAGTGCTAATACATCTTCACTAGTTTCAATTACCTCATAACGTTTAACATAGTCACTTCTAGTAATGTTTTTAAACAGGTTATTAAGATAAGTATCATCTAATGAAATAGATGACTGGCCTAGTGTATTCATTGCACCGGTACCAGACAATGTTATTGTATTACTGCTATATGTATTATTAGTCAATTCGGATATCCTCCATGCCTGCTGTACGTAAACGCACAATATGTCCCATCTGCCATTGTTTAGCTTCAAGGCCCTTCATTATACCTAACCAACGATTTCGTAGTAATGCTACTTCATTGATAAGTGTTTCAAAGTCAACTACTTCATCTTCACCGTCAACATACTTTTCAGCATCACGGCTTGTCAATACTCTATTATACGCTTCTAAGTATTTTTGAAAATGTTTTCGGCGAATTTTCCGTAATTGAATATTAAGATAGTTCAATACTGCTTCTATCTCTTGTAGTTGATTAAATCTATGTTCTGTGATTCCGGGTAATGCGGCAATGTTCTTTTCAACATTACCGTATACCTTAACATCACTCTTTGCCGAAATTATTTCGTTATCATAATGACTAATAAAATCGGGTATCACAGCTAAATTAGTTGTGATCCTTGTATACCAATTTGACATTTAGTTCCAATCGTCTTGGTCGTCATCTTCTTCAAATTCTTCGTAATCATCTTCCGTATCATGCTGTTCAGCGTAACCTTTCAATGCCTTAAGCATTTCCTTGTCACCTTTAAACGCATCTTTGATATCGTCAGTTTCGTAGTTGTTGTCAATCAATAAATTGATTAATGTATCTGCGGCATCACTACGGTCATTGAAATCAATGTGTGTGCGTAGTGCATCCCAAACTTCAGCAACAAAATCTAAATTCATTCTGTACCCTCCTCCTCAGGTGTTACAGTACTTATCTTTGTTGTCGCTTTTTGACTATACTCTTCCATTACTTTATCCAAGCAACCGTCAGTATTTGCTTCCCATGCTTTACGAAACTTCTTAATGATTTCACCATCAAGTGTTGTATATACTAATGAATTACCTTCTTTCTTAACAAGTTCAGCTTTCTCAATCATATCTAATAATCCTGAGTAAGGGCTCATACCTGTTTCATAAGGAATCTTAACTTGCACAGATTCAAATGGTTTCGCATAGCGAGTTTTCATAATCTTACATGCCGCACGAATACCTCGTACATCACTAATCTTATTACCATCTTCATCTTCTTTAAGTTTTAGTTTCTTCATAGCAACAACAATACTTGAAGCATAAACGAAACCTTGACCGCCTGAGATTTTATCATCTGGATCAAACATATCTTGTGAAGCATATGTGTGATTAGTTGCAACTAAGCCAATGCCCAGTGAACCAAACATATTAACACAGTTACGAACAAGTGCTGTTAGTGCTTTAGGCTTACGACCCATGTCACCTTTCATATCACCTGCTTCAAACTGATTAACGTCAGTTGGTGTCAATAACATACCTAAACTGTCAATCACAAACAATACCTTAGGACGATCTGTTTCCGGTAGTGCTTTGTAATCTTTAACGAACATAGAAATAGTTTTTCCTACTTCGTCAATCATTGCCATGTTAAGTTTTAACAATTTACTGTCGTCTGTAGATACACCAAGTGCGTGTAGCCATGCTTCGTCAAGGGCATTCTCTGAGTCAACTAAGACTACAAAAATTCCTTGTTCTTGTGCGTGTCGGACGAGGTTTCCTGAGCAGATGAACGATTTCCCGGCGCCCGATTCTCCGGCAAAGACAGTAACTTTACCAAGAGGTACGCCTTTATTAAAATCTCCCGAAATCAAATAGTTTAGGGCATAGTTTCCTGTACTTATCCAATCAGTAGGATCATTAAATCCAATTGATAGACCTTCAATAGATTTTGTAATGTCCTTACGGAACTTACTAATGTCGAATGGTTTAGCCATTATATTCCTTTTGTTTATTTTACGTGTACATGTGTACTATACACGTTGATTGTTTGTTTGTCTAGTATATCTGGACATT